CCCTTAAAGCTTCTGCTGTAGATGCGATTGGGGCGACCGTTACGGCAGAAAAAGGGACTGCTCCCGCAGCAGGGGGGGGAAATGGTTTTGCCCTAGCCAGAAAAAACATTTCCTCAATTACTGCAATCACTTCCGATCCTGTCGCTACAACCTACGTTGCGGGGACGGATTATGTGGCTTCACCTCCTAGTAATGTGATTATGGTTCCCACGGGCTCGACTCTAGCCGCTAAACCGTTTCTCGCTAATTATGTGTGCGGATCGAGTGAAGTTATTGGAGTCTTTAATGCCAATCCATTAGACTACTATCTTTATTTTGATGGACTCAATACCGTTGAAAATAAAAACCCCGTCGTGGTAGAAGTCTTTAAGTGTAACTTTGATAGCGCGGCTCAAATCGCCTTAATCAGTGATAACTTAACGGGTTTTTCGCTTAACTTTACGGCTCTTTATGATGTTAAATTTGATACCCCAGGCGCAGTAGATGATGGGGGCTACTTCAGAGTCACACAAATGAAACTACCCTAATGGCTATTCTATCTAACGCTGATCAACAAAGGGCTATCAATGCCTTTTTTAAGGCGCAGGTCAAGAACCTTGAGACGGCGACGGCGATTGGTATCAAGACCACTGCGACTAAACTCAAGAATGAGACTAAAAAGCAGTTACGGCAACAGTTTAACGTTAGAAATTCTAGTTTTGCTAAGTCGGTAAAAGTTTATAATCTCAGTGCCAGGGGCGCGTTGGGCCCAGCTTCTTACGTCCGATTGGGGATTCCTTGGATTGGGATCTTCGAGGAAGGCGGCGAGGTAACGGGTAAATCTAATCTTTTAATTCTCTTGCCTGAAGGTGCAAAGCTAGGGTTTAAACGGATTAAACCTGGACAATGGGGAGCCTTTTGGGAGAGAAACAGGGCTAATTTGTTTACCAAAAAAGTATCAGATGGGACTATTGTTTACTTCAAAAAGGAGGAAAAGGTTTATCCTATCTATAAATTCCAGAAGTCTGTAAATCTCAGAAAACGCCTTTCTTTTTATGAAACGGCCGAGGCGTTATCCGATGAAATGGCTGATTTAATTTCTAATTTGATGGGGTGACATGACTGTAGCGACTGTAGATCCGATTAAAGAGCTTGAGACCTTATTTCCTGATAATGAGGTGCGGGGCTATAAAATCAAGAAATATAATATTGGGGAACTAAAGAAGGCGATCGCGATTATGAGCCGTAACGCTGGCTTATTTAGTGAAGATTTCGCCACCTATTTACTCCAAGCTGGGGAATCGGCCCTAGATGATATTTTCGAGCTTGTAACGTTCTCTAGTGACGTGCCTAAAGATGCGATCGAGGAAATGTCACAGGAAGAGTTTTTAGAAATCTTAGTTAAAATCTTTGAAGTCAATATTACTTTTTTTTCCCAAAGCGTAGTAAAAGCCGTCAACAATATGAAAACAATGAGCGCGGATGGGGTGAAATAGTTCAAACCCTGATTAGTCATGGGCATCAGCTTGATCGCATCAAGTATTATGACTTAGACCAAGTTAGGCTCTTCCTGAACGCGATCGATAAAGAGACTCAAGAAAAAATAAAACTCGGAGCGCAAGTTATCGCGCTGGCGATGAGTGGCGACACTAAGGCGATTAATCAACTTTAGTATCGTCACTTTTCGGTGAGGCATCAACAGGATTAGAGCGGGGGGAAGCAAAGGAAGCCCCGCCTAAGATTGATAACAAAACGGTTAGATACTGGTCAGCCGTTGCAGTCATATATTTTCCTATATTGATGCAAGAAGGACTAGGAATAAAAGGTAGCTGTACGACCTTTGGATCGTCAAATTTTTGATGTCTAACTTTATCTAGATAAATCTGGGAGCGATCGTAACAGGATTTCATTCCAAACCCTAACGCGCTTAAATGAAAAGTCATCAAGGTTGCAATTAATCCCAAGATCCAATTAATGACCATATTGCGTATAAATCCAGAATGAAAAAGTACAGATTGGCGAGGAAAAAATGCAAGCAACAAACATATCTAATATAGACGAAACCTTGACTAAAGAGATCCAAAGCGGCCTAAATGCGATCGGAAGGGATTGTGGGAAAGTCGATGGAATCGTCGGCACTCAAACTAAGACTCAATGGGCTAACTGGAAGAAAGCCAATCATCAGAGTGACCCTGAAATGGTGGGCGATGGGAGCTTGGAGTTATTTCGTGCCGATGTGAAAGGGTTTCCCTCACTGATTAAAGATGCAGACTTTGATTTGACCAGAGAAATTCAAGAATCTCTAAATAAAATTGGTTATTCAGTAGGCGGTGCAGACGGCATCATGGGGCCGAAGACTCAAGACCAATGGGGTAAATGGAAGACGGCTAATTTCTTGGCAGATCCCAAGGCGATCGGGGGGTCTAGTTTATCGCTACTCCGAAAACAATCAGATAACCCTCAAATAGTAACGAAACAACAGGCCGAGGCAGTCTATGGGCGCGCTATTACGGCGACTCAACTTAAAGACTTAAACGATTGCCTAGTCCGTTTTCAAATTACAACGCATCCACGCATTCGGCATTTCTTATCTCAGACTGCCCATGAAACTGCGGGACTGCAATATATGAAAGAGTTAGCCTCTGGTACGGCCTATGAGGGGCGCAAAGACCTTGGCAATACTCAGCCAGGGGATGGCCCAAAATATAAAGGCGGCGGATGTCTTCAGCTTACAGGGCGTTCTAACTACCAAGCATTTTGTAATCATATTAATGACTCAAAAATCATGAATGGCTGTGACCAAGTTGCAAATTACTACCCTTTCACTTCAGCAGGTTTTTGGTGGAAAAACAATAATATGAATAGTCTTTGTGACCAAGGGGGAACAGTCGAGCAAGTAACAAAAAGAGTCAACGGGGGTTACAATGGTCTAGACGACCGCAAAATGTATTACAACAAAGCTCTTAAGGTTTTTCCTTAGAAAGCGCGATCGCGGTTTTAAGGATTAGGGAAGAAGCCAAATTTAATGACCGCCCCGATTACCACTGAGATCAAGGCCCATATCTGCAAATTCTGACTACGTTCCAGTCCATTGACTCGCTTATCAACAGAGTCTAGTTTTTCCTCAACACGAGCCAAAGATACCTTCAGATCGGTTAACCCAGTATCGATTTTTTCTAACCGTTGTTCTAGACGATCAAAACGTTGATCCAGTTTGCCGAAGATGTCCTTGAGGTCGGTTTCGATTGTAGTTGCCATGATGTATTATTCCTTTATTGAAAGTTTCCTCAAATTAATTAAATGGTGGTTATTTGCTTAAAGCGATCGCGAGTTGAGATTTGGACATGGCCTTATAGTTTTTGATGCCTGCATCCTTGGCTAGAATGTATAATTTGCGGATGGGCATAAGTGCATACATAAGAGAATCGGTGGCGGTTTCGAGTTCTGTCTCTTCCTCTACTTCTGGGAAATAGTTGATAGGTGCGGAGGGATTGACTTTGATGTGTGCGGACTCTGTAGCGGTCTTTTTAGGGCATTTGGGAGCAAACGCGATCGCGATGATTGCGATATAAAGCAGTGTGGAGATAATTAAGTTTTCCATTGATTTAACTTCCTGTAGCGAGTTGAAAAATGAGGTTGTTTCGTTGCGTAACCTCTACATTTATAGTTATAGTCGGTTACGAGAACCTTGTCAAGCCTTTTCGGAAAAATCTTTTTTAAATATGGCTGAATTTGATAATGAAGCTCTAAAACGAGCGCAAAAGCGATACAGAGCTAAACCAGAGACTCAAGAAAAACGTAAGGCTTATGATCGCGCACGAAAACGAGCTGAGTATATGAGAGAGTACAGGGCGAGAAAGAAACTTGAGGAAGGAAATCCCCCCGTATAAATTTAACTTGAGAATATTGCGATAGGGAATTGATATGGCGAATAAAGCGTTATCGGTTAAATTTGATAGTCAGGGCTATGACGAATTATTAGCCCAACTGCAACAAATCCCAAAGTCCTTTGGGGGGGCGTTGGATGCTGCGAGAAAAACGGCTGAAGAGATTATCAAAGAATCTCAGAAATTGACAGCAGGCACCAAGGAATATGAGCAAGCTCAAAAAAGTTTAGCTCAAGTTGCTCGACAAGAGACAAACGCGATCGCAGGTGCGTATCGTGAATTAAGGGTCAAATCGACTTCAGACATCGAAGCGCAAAAGACGGCCGCAATCAGCGCATTCGAGGCAATCAAAAAATCTGGAACCGCTTCGGCCCAAGATGTCAAGAATGCCAATGCCGCCCTGATTAATCAGTTAAAGGTTTTAGACGATCAATTAGATACGACCAAGAAAAAGGCCGTTGAAACAAGCGAGGGTTTCACCGTCTTAAGGGGGACGATCTCAAACCTGGCGAGCCAAGCTATCATTGGAGCCGTCCAGTCATTAACAAGCTCTTTGCAGTCCCTTGGCTCCAATGTTATTTCTGTTGGTACGACTGCCGAAAGAGCGCAAGTCGCCTTTGAGACTTTCTTGGGGTCAGCGTCTAAAGCCAAGGAAGTCATGAAACAGGTCAGGGATTTTGCCGCCACAACTCCCTTTGAATTGCCTGAAGTTACAAATGCCGCCAAGACCTTACTTGCATCTAAAACCCCAGCAGACCAATTGATTCCTACCATCAAAAGGCTAGGAGAAATAGCCGCAGGTTCGGATAAACCCTTATCTCAATTATTGTTTGTTTACAATCAAATTAAAAACCAAGGCCGAGCATTAGGGCAAGATATCAATCAATTGCTGAATGCTGGCTTATCGATGGAAGATATTGCCAAGGCATTGGGTAAATCTGCCAAGGAATTGGGGGAAATGAAAGGCTCCTCCAAGGGTTTACAACTCAGCTTTGAGGAAGTCGATAAGGTTCTCAAATCCGTTACTTCCAAGGGAGGAAGGTTTTACGAGTTGATGGATAAACTTGGCAATACAACGGCTGTTAAGCTCTCCAATGTCAATGATGCTTTCACCAAAATCTATCAGAGTATTTACAACGGAATTTCCCCGGCGCTTTCTGGGGTTTTAGATTTAATTGTCGAGACCTTAAACCCTCTAGGGGATAACGTTGACCTCTGGAAAGGGATTAATAAACAATCTATTGAATTTCAAACATACTTAAAAGCCAACCCTGGAATTGCCAAAGAACTCAATAAAACCCTAACAGAAGGGGTAGAGGTTGCACTACAAGGAATCACCGACTTAGCAAAAGAACTGCTCGGATATCTACAACAAAATCCCCACGCGATCGCGGATGCTGTTAAACAGCTTGGTGCTTTGCTCAATCTAGCAAAATCCTTTTTATGGGTCACGAGTAAGACCGTTGAAGGGTGGATAAAAATAGGCGACTATATCACCCAAGCAAAGTCAGCTATGACAGGGCAGGGAGGCGGCGTTGAACAGGTTAATAGAGAAATGATCTTTAAGGCCTATGGATCCAGTGGGGTAAATATTTTCGACCAAAAAGTTAAAGCTTTAGATGATCCGAAATTGGGCGGGAATTTCATTAATCTTGTTCCTGGCGCTAAGGATAAGGCGATTGAGCAGCTTGCCTTCGAGATGCTAGGTAATCCTGACAAATACCCTGGGTTAATGGAAGATATCACCCAATCAGGAGGATCTAAATTAAAAGGCGTTTTAGGATATGTGGGAGCCACTGGAGACGCAACAGGCCCCCATGTCCACTTAGGGATTAAAAAACCTAGCGGGGGTTATGCCAATGAGCAAAGGGTTTTAGAAGTTGCCAAGTTAATACAAGTGGGAGGAAGTCGCCTTTCGGATTATCCGATTACATCCCACATGGGAATGAGGAATCTCAATCGGGGATTAAGGATGCACGCAGGCGTCGATTTTTCAGGCCCAAATATTAATAATCAGCCTATTACTTTTGCGGGTAGCGGAGTGGTATCGACCAAAATAAAACGTAATACAGGCGATGGGGGGAACGTCTATGAAATTACCTTAGCCACTGGGGAAGTCGCGAAAATAATGCACCTATCTAGCTTTGGCGACGCGGTTATAGATGCAGCCACCAAAGCGGTAAAAACCGCTACTAAAACGGCCGTTGGGAGTGATCATAAAGAGGGCGAGGCAAATCTTAAGCAATACTTAAATCGAATTGCGTTGGGAGAATCTAGTTTAGGGAAAAACCTTGGGCCTAATTCATTAGGTGCTAGAGGGTGGTACGGATTCATGCCGCCATCACGGCAATACGTTTTATCTAAGACGGGGTTAGATGCCTGGTCAAACGACCCGAAACAACACGAGTCAGCCGCCCTGTACTGGATCAAGACTCAGTTTCCCACCGCTTATAAAGCGATTATTGCAGGAGATTATGCTAAAGCGGATAAGATTTTAGGAAAATCTCAATTTACCTCCCTCCCTGGGGGATCGGAACATTCCCGCGCCTGGAATAATCCCGATAATATCAATAAGTATGGCCCTGTAGAGGGTCGCACGCAATCGGGAACGGGGCTTGAATATGTGGAGAAACTACAGGGTATCTCCAAAAAAGAAGAATTTAATAGCGTTAACTTTTTCGGTAAGATGGTTGATACTTGGGTTCGTGATTACAAGGCGGGGGTTAAAGCCAATTCTCAGAATGTTAAAGACTTTGGCAAAGTCGTTTTCGGGGATGCAAAATTTAGTCCTTTCCGTCCCATCCCAATAGATAACTATGGCAATAATAGTGATTTTTACAGCCTTCTAAGAGGTCGAATGGCAAAAGGGTTTAACCCTAAAGAGGGTTTTCTCAACACTCGATTAAGCGCACAAACAAGGTATGGCGATAAACTGAGTAAATTTATTTTTACGCCTTCAAATCTCGACTTTTCCAAAGAAACGATTTTGGGCAGTCTCGACTACCTGATGAAACAAGACTTTTCTAACCTTTACACTCCTGATTTTGGTAGTGGTTTATCGGCAAAAGGCTCGACAGAACCTTTTATTGCCACACCAGAGAACATAAGCCCAATACTTGGAGACATCAAATTTCCTCGCTACGCTGGGAGTTATAAAGGGATTGAGGGAGCAATCGGCACAGGGCCGAGCGAGCGATTGTTAGAAATAACCAAGGAATTGAACAAAATTGAACAAGAAAGCGAGTATTACACCCTCAAGAAAAATGACGCGGCCGTAAAGTCCAATGAGATTAGAAAAATTCAACTGGAGTTAGAAAAAGAGTTAATCGCGATCGCGCAAGATAATTTGCTCACGGAAGAGGAGTCTAACCAAAAGTCAGAACTTTCCAAGGCGATCGCCCAAGAAAAAATAGATGCTCTCACTGAAACCAAAAACGCCTTTGATGACCTCGGCAAATCCGTAACAGACTTAAGCGAAAATTCCCTAGCAACCTTTTTTGAGACAACGCTTGATGGTACAAAATCGATATCAAATGCTTTTAGCGATATGGTGAAAAGCATACTCCAGGGAATCTCTCAAATCGCGGCTAAACTGGCTACCAGTGAGCTTTTTAAACTATTAGGATTAACTGCCCAAGAAAGTTCAGTTTCGCCACTCGCGGGGACTCTAGGGAGTTTATTTTCTTCTGGAAGCGATTTGAGTCTTGGAGATAGTGGCACATTTTCAGGTAATGCTGTTCCCAATACAGGAATCTTAGGGAGTTTAGCGACAGGGGCTTTAGGGCTTTTGGGTGGATCGCTAGGATTTGCATCAGGAGGATATACAGGTAGCGGCAATCCCAATCAAGTGGCAGGGCTAGTACATAGGGGGGAATTTGTTTTTCCTTCCCATTCTGTGAATGCGATCGGAGTTGGTTTACTTTCTAACCTAGCATCGGGTAAACGGATGCCAATGCTCAATTCCTCCCAGATAGCCCCAAGCTCAATTAACTATCGAACACTGAACTACAATGTTTTACCATCAGAAAGTCGCTTCTATCAACAAGAACGCACTGTTGCGAGAAAAACTTTTGAGGAGCTTGGTTTATCTTGAAAAACTACACAGAATCTCTGATCCTAGCGTTGAGTAATGAGGTAAACAGTCTTGTTACTTGTTGGCAGATCAAACTTGTCAGTGGTCAAATATTGGGCTTTACAGATAGCGATCGCCGTTTCAGCATAGATGGGGTAGTCTATAACCCAGAAGGGGGTTTTATCCGATCAGATATTGATAGAAGGTTGGGATCAGAAGCCAGTTCTATCGCGCTTTCAAGTTATTTTTCTTCCCTTTTGCCTGATACCGTGATCGCTAGTGGACAATTGAGTAACGCGCAGGTATTTGCCTTCAGAGTTGACCCTTACAATCTGCCCACTACTTTATCGGATTCTCCCTACAATTATGATCCGTTAGTTAGAGGCAGAATTGATAAATTAACCCTCACAGACCAGACCTACCAGGCAACGCTTGAGGGACTTAAAGATGGACTCAGCAAAAAAACGGGTTGGGTAGTACAATCTACTTGTCGTAATGATTTTTGTGATCGTTTGTGCGGTTTAAGCATTGCTAATTATACGGACAATTTTAAAGTTTTAAACCCTCTTTCGCCAACTTATTTCACAGTGAATATCAACTATGTGGAAGGTCTTTATAACGGAGGTTTAATCACTTGGAAAACTGGCTCAAACTTAGGATTGCAGTCAGTTTGCATTTATTCCAAAGAATCGAATATAAGGATTTTAGAATGGCTACCCAACCCCATCGGCGCAGGTGATACGGGGACAATCACCCAAGCCTGTTTGAAGACCTTGACAGATTGCGATCGCCACGGAAACCGCTCCCACTTTAATGGCGAGCCTAACCTACCAGGAGAATCAGTCATCAATTCCCACGCGCCTCAAACTAATCCCGCTTAAACCATGAGCAATCAATTCACAGAAAGCAGACTAGAAATCGGCATTAATTACGGTGCTTCCTATGGCCCAAGGTTTAGGACTTTGGTGAATCAGCAATCGGACGGGATAGAGCAAAGACAGATTAAATGGTTTGATCCTTTAATTCTCTGTAACCTTGCGGAATTTCCCATCAATATCACTGAATTAAATTACCTATTGTCATTCCATTCAAGCGTTAAGGGTTCGCTGATTGGTTTTCGATTGAAAGATTGGAGCGATTACCAAGCTTCTGGCTATACCTTGGGGACGGGAACAGGCGTTACTCAAACATGGCAATTGACTAAAACCTATAGGATTGAAAACAATAGCGTAACGCGATTAATCTCAAAGCCAGTCCCCAATTCAGTGGTATTAAGAAAAGATGGTGTTATTCAGTCTTTAGGATGGTCAATCGATACCACGACAGGGATTATCACCACCACTCTAACAGGGTCGTTATCCGTTGATAGTTTTGAGTTTGATATCCCCGTAAGGTTTGAACAAGACAAAATCAATTTTACGTTTCTGGCAGGAACAGGTCAAAAGATTTTTACCCTTGGAGCGTTAACCTGTGCTGAGATTAGACTGAAAAGCCAGTCTTTAGGTAATGATGTTATTCCCGCAAGCCTTCCTCAGATTAATCTCGGCTATGATTATGGCACTATCGGGGGGCCTAGATTTGAAACCAAAATCGCAAGTAGCGGATCTGAATTTGAAGATAGAAAAGCGTATTGGAAAAATCCTTTAAGGGATTGGAATATCGGCAGTCGTACCCTCTCAAAGTCAGAAGTAGATTATTTTATTAGCTTCTTTAGAAATGCGAGAGGGATGGGGATTCCCTTTAGTTTTTATGACCAACAAGATGGAACACCTAAACGAGTCAGATTTGCTGAAGATGTCCTCAGATTACGATTTGATGCCTACCAAAGCAATAATAAGGATGTGATTTTTAACTTAGGTGGCATCGGGGTTAAAGAATTATTGCCGGCTAGTCCAGGAATTTCTTATTTTCGGATTCGGCTTATTGGCGTTGGCGTAAATGAAAATGACCAAGCAGTTTACAGCAATTCAGGAACACCAATGGTTTATTCTGATTGGGCATGGGGTGTCACTGACTCCTATTACGGCTATCCCATAAAACGATTAAGTGGCGAGTCGGGGTTATCCTACGAGTTTAGAGGGCCAATCGCTCCCACATCTGTAGGTTTTCGGTATAGAAATATCCCCTTGTGGGTTCCTGATCAAGGCACAAATGGCGGTTTATGGATTCCCGCCTGGGCAGCTAGAGATTATTCGCCCCGCGACTATGGAGCGTCGGACTTTTGGATAAAATATCGAGAAATTTATTTTGTGGGAAATTCTACCGTTTTAACGGCCTATATTACAGGGGCTACTGCCAGCGTCTTATTCGAAGAAACTAAGAAAAATAGTAATGGTCAAACAGTGGTTTACCATGAAGGTGTAGATTACACAACTGAATACTTTACAGACAGAATTGTTTTTACAGTAATCGACAGGCCCCTTTACCCTTGGGTAATGCCCGACATGACCTATTTAGTCCCTCAACTGGTTTTTGCCAGTGATGAAACCTTAAGAAAAGATAACATTTTCTGGAAAGGAAGATTCGGAGTTTAAACTTGAAAATCCATTAAACTGGTTCCCGTCCCTTTTGGATTTGTTACCGTCACCTTACCCGTACTGGTCATCGGTACAATCCCTGTAATTTTCGTATCATCGACAACTAGGAAGTTTTCAATGGGGACATTATTAATCTTAGCGATGGATGCAGTCGTAAAGTCTGTTCCATAAATGGCGATAGGAATCCCGTGTTTTCCTATGCTTGGAGTAAAGCTTAAAACTCTTGGCAGTCCTAAATAGGGATTAACCCCAATGTCGATAGGGGGATTAGGTTGCTTAGGTTGCTCTCTTCCATGCCAGACAATGGTGAGTCTAGTTTTATGAGTAATGGCTCCGCCAACAATTGGGGTAACTGTCCCTAAAGCTAAATCGACGGTGTAATCTATTCCCTCTTTGTAAATCGCTCGGCGCATTTGAGTCACGGCAGGGGTTATATAAGTCCCTCGGTGATCCACGCCTAAAACATAGGACGCGACATAATCGACGGAAATAATATTAGTCTGACCGACCCAAATCGCCCCAAAATAAATATCCTTGCGGGTTTGACATACCCAAGGCGTAACATAAGTCCCTCGGTGATCGGTCGTTAAAAGATAACCACTTAAAGGCGAGGGAGAATAAAGAGTATCTGTAGGGATTTGAGTCGCCCAAGGCGTAACATAAGTTCCTCGGTGGTCATTACTTAAAACGATAGGTGATAAATCCTTAGCATCTAAGGGAGAGGAAAAAACGGCAGAATTAAGATAAGCCGTCGCATTGGTGACGTTTACAGAGCTTGCAGAATAAGCCAATCCGTAAATACTGGCATCGTAGGGGTAAGCTGTAATTTCAATTAACCCACTTGCACTCTGGTTAAATTCTTTAATTTGCACACTGACAGACACACCATTCCTAAAGGGAACTTCTACCACGTCGCCCGCTTCTAGTCCGCAATATTTAGGTAACACACTAAATTTATAGGTTTTTCGTCTTAGCCAAGCCAGTTGTAGAGTGCGATTGGCAATGGTGATTGCATCAGTTTCAGATAGGGTGACTTGGGATAAATCAAGGGTTTCAATATTTTCTCTAAATAAAGGAATAGATAAAGAATCTTTAGAATTTTGTTGATAATCCTTATTGATGTCTGAGAAAATCACTTTAACCGTTGTCGGTAAATCCTTTAATTTGATAACTTCCGTTTGTGTAAATAATTCATTTCTACCTTTTCCGTCCTCATGGGCGGCTAAGTCTGAAAGGGGAATAAAACCACTAGATGCGCTTCGATACTGAGTGATAAACTTTAACTTAAAGCCTGTATCGACAATCTCAAAATTATAGGCAAGCTGGAGATGGGATAGTTTTTCACTGAGTGAGCCAACAACTGCCTGATAACCTGTTATTGCAATTTGTGAAAGTTCTGTAACGTCAATCTCAGAGTCTTGATATCCTGCATTTAGCATAATGCTCTTGACAACGGCGTTTAGGTAAAGCGTCCCTGTTGTCCAGGTATCAATCTCCGCATCAAAATCAGGGTAGCGAGTACCAAATAATCCCCCATCCGAATTATTCAGCCGCAAGCGATAAAAGGCTGAATAGGCAATGCCATGGTGAGGAATAGAGAATGCCCCTTCAAAGTTTAATAAAGAGTCGTTTTGGGTCTGGTCTCCAAATCCGTGACTAACCGATAAACCCTGAAACCTACCCCAGTAAAGGCCGAGAGTCGAGTCAATTGTGCCATTTTGATAATAAAGGGCTTTATTAAACCAGATTTTTTTGACCATCGGACTAGACTGGACATCTAACCGAGATGACCACAAAATCCCTGCATTGCCATAATAAATATAGGTTAATGTCCAGGTTTGAGTAGCAGGATTAAAGCTGTCATCGCGCTCCCAAGTGTAGGGAATTTGTGCCGCAAAATAAACGCCCCTTACCCTGACCTTGCCATAAATATCAGGAATCGGTTCCCCATATCGGCTTTGAGGCGTATCATAGCGGTCTAGCTTATTTCTCTCTACCTGGGTAACAGGCTTTTTTTGTTGCCCACCAAAAAGACTCACCAAAAAAGATGACCCTAAAGATAAACCTGCTGAGAGTAAGAAATTTAACATTTTCTCAGCCTAAATTTATACAAAATAAAGGAAACCTTAAACATGGACATCGATTATGTGATACGGTCGTACAGTCAGGGCCGTATAATTGTATTGCATAATTTACTCATCTATCCATGAAAACTCTCTACGGCTACTACAGGGTTTCGACCAAACATCAAGCAGAAGACGGTCAAACGTTAAAACGATATAGGGAGCAACTCCTTGATATTAACGTCCCTGAAGAAAATATCTTTTTTGACGTGGAATCAGGAGGGGGAATCGCTAAGCGGGCAGGCTACCAATCCTTAATGTCGCGATTACGGGCTAACAATCATTCTATTTTGATCGTGCCATGTTTTGATCGTCTTCATCGCTCTACCCTGAATTGGGAAGTTGCCAGAAAAGAATTTATAGAATTAGGGATCGAACTTCGGACAATTGGGGGCGGAGAAATTGATTTTAAATCCCCCCAAGGACATTACAACGCCTCTTTACAATCCGCTATGGCTGAATATCAACGAGAAAAAAATCAACAATATGCCATAGAAGGTCATCAATATCTACGAGAGAAGAAAATCCCTTTTTCGGCTCCCTTTGGCTATCGGATTGTGGATAAAAAAATTATGTTTGACGATCGCCTTTATTTAGATTCAGACAAAACAGCCTATCAAGTAGCTAGAGAAGCGATTGATTTATTGTTAGCAGGAAAAACCCCCAAGGAAATTCGAGATAGGGCTTTCAGCATTTATGGTTATCCCACTAAAAAGGGAAGTTTCCCGCGCACATCAAACGGCTTTTATAAGTGGTTACAAACTGAAACCTTAAGGGGAATATTAGTCTTTCGTCCCAACGGAGAAGTTATCACTTACCCCAATAATCATGAATCCTTAATCAATCTTAATGACTGGCTAGAGATTGAAAAAATAATTGACCGATTAAAAGGAACCCGCAAGGCAAAGGTTAATAAAAATCCCTTACTTGGAGTAGCCTTTTGTGGGAATTGTGGCGGCAAAATGGCTTTACAACAATCCCATAATAAATATTTTTACTTAGTCTGTTACAATTCTTGTCAAAGGGACGGAAAACCCGCTTCTTGTTCAGAAAGAAGCACTTACGGCTTACAGGTGACTGATTACATAAAAGCCACTACAAGCGCATTAAGAACCAAAGCCAAGGAATTAGTAGAATGGGGCTGGAGTTCAGTAGAAAAGCCCATCCCTCCAGAGATTTTAGAATTACAAAAGCAAATTAGTTTTTTGGATGCAAACGATCCAGACTTGCAGTCAGCTATTACCGTCAAAACTAACCGCCTCAATTATTTATTAGAACAATCACTTGCTACTAATTTGACAGAAGAAAAGGCGATCGCAGATTTAGTGGCGATCGCGCAAGACGAAAGGTTTTGGGAACTAGCATCTTATCGAGAATTGAATCTCTTTTTTAGAGATACTGTCGCTAGTGTCGTTCACAACAAAGGAACTATTACTGTCACCCTGAAGGTCTAAGCCATATTTTTCTTGATAGCGTTGAATCATTGCCCTAAAAACTTTTTGTCCTGGGGTCATCTTTTTTTCTCTCAATTACTTTGAATGTCGTTTTCGTTTTTCCTGTTCAGCCTTGCCATTTCTTCCCGCTCTTGGATTTTTTGCTTGATGACAAAAAAATAGGATTCAGGAAATTCTGGTAATCGAGCCATAAATCCCAAGAACCATTCTTTTAAGTCGTTCTCTAGCGGCTTGGATAGTTCAGGAGATGATTCTAATGGGGTTCCCGTTTCTTCCAATGCAGACTTTGGGACTATATGCCCATTCCTTGCGGTGAAATCTTCAATCTTTACGTTGTCATTATTTTCTAGTGCGGAATTCCGCACTAGACTTTTTCCCTTGATTGTCCGTTGAAAAGTTTTCCCATTGGCATTAGTGACCGTTGTGACCTTGTCGGCATTTTCTAGTGGGGAATTCCCCACTAGACTTTTTCGGATGGCTGATACGGTTTTGTGATCGACTTTTGCCATCTTCGCAATCTCGCGATCGCTCCAATTACTCCATTCAGGATCTAACAACAAAGTCTTAACCGCTTTATGCTTATCGTTTCGGGTGCGAGGTAAAGCTAGATTTTCAGCATTAGCGGCAACACTGGCTAATATGGCATCCCTTAGAGTGCCTTGGGTAACAAAAGCAGGGATAAGAGGGCGATCGCAATGCTTATAGGCATAAACGCGATGGAATCCGTCAACTAACCAATAATCTTCCCCATCAAAAATCACCTCAATCGGCGTTAAGTCTGAGGATTCAAGCAACGCATCCTCAAGGGTTTGAATGTGGATGAGGTTTAATCTTGCCCTTTGTTGCGTCGCCCCATCCATGCGGATAAAATCAATGTCAAGAAAGGCTTCTGTTTTTTCAAGTGTTTCAATCATAAAACGATGACCTGGTTACAATGTTTTTCAAATTCGTGCAAAGGAATCAAAAGCCCTTTCGTTACCCAAGATTTATTTTGGATATCGCGGGAAGGATATTTTTTAACCCATTGGGTTACAACTTGTTTGAGGGTCTTGGGGTGGAAAACATAGATTAAGCAATCCTGTGGCAGGTGGTAAAAGAGATAACTAGCATTACAGGTATAAACCCAGCCTTGTTTACTGGGGAAATCAGAATAAGTTTCAACAAAGGCGTTCCCGGTGTCGCTCGCTCTGGTATCGGTCTTAAGTTCAATCGTCCGAATAATCCCCCTTGCCCGATGCTGGAAAATAAAATCGATTCCCTCTTTTTGTTGATCAAAAGAAGCTTTCGTGATTAGCCAATCAGGGGAAAAATAAGCCATAATCGTGGCTTCTCCGCGATCGCCGATGGCTTTTTGTTTGGAAAAAGAATACTTCATTTTTTAAACTCCTGAACACTCGCGACAAATCCACCCCAACCCCGAAAAGATGGAGGCAAAATCCCAGTGCCGAGTCCCAAAATACCAAAGGACGGTAGTGAAGGTAGCAGAATCGCCGTCGTTTCCCTCAAAGCTGACATAGCCCTCAACGACACAGAACACATCGGCATTATTCATCAAGGGCTTAAACCAAGCCACCCGCGCATCAAATTTGGTCAGGAAAATAAGGTCAGGAATTTTATCGTCTTGATACTCTGCTATGGCCTTCTCGGCCCATTGAGCCACTTCGGAAAAAGGGGGATTGACAAAAACGTTTCCTTGCCAAGGTTGGCTTAAGCCATTGTCTTCAATCGTGTAATGTTTTTTGGCTTTGATATTGAAGTTACTGTCAGAACATGGGTCAAGGTCGATTCCTTCGGCTCCAAAGAACTCATAGAGAAAATTGGTGATTTTGTCTGGGGTTGGATGGACATCGGACTTTGAAGATTTTGTTAACGACGTGTACCGATTAGTTGATTGTTTGGTATTTGCTTCAACGTCCGTTTTGGACTCACTAGTTGACTTCAGCAATAAATCGCCTTGTTCTCTGGCATAAGCTTCAGCCTTTTCCGTTTTCTCCTTCCATTGTTTCAAGGCGATGTCCTTAGCTTTTATTTCAGCTTTAAGTTTTTTAACTTCTGGATTATCAGGTTCTATTGGCTCCTCAATTATTAAGGCGTTGTCTTTGGTTTCTAGTTCAGCTTTTAATTCTTTGATTTCCTTGACTGTTATCTTTTCCCCATTTTCGGCTTTTTCGATAACTTGATTAATCACTTCATCGGGGGTAGATGGCGCGGCTAAAAGGTAAAGAATTGTTGGCTTGAAATTAGGAATAATTCCTAATTTGTCCCCAAACTTTTCAGCGACAGACATAAAATTAAATGCTGTTTTTTGATCCATTTCAAACTCGGACTCAATCCAAGGCAAGAATTGACCATGGGGTAACAATGCTTTGATTTCGATTAGGTCTTTGCCAATCTCAATGATGTCTTCACCCGTTCGTTTCATTCGTACTTTGATACGCTCTGAAGCGATTTGAGCTTTTTCACAAATATCGGGGGATAACTGCGAATAGTCAAACAGAGCTAATTGATTCGATTCGTTCATGATTATTTTTCAATTAATTGAATGATTTTTCTGATTCTTGCGGCTAGGAATAAAAAATGGCGATCGCTAGTTTGAACGCGATGGACTCGGTGGCAATTGAAACTTTTTACATTCATGATTTTTTCTGTTTATCTAATCTTTTGAAAACAAAACCGTCTATAATCGCAGCGTGATGGGGGGCTTGACCATCAAACAGGGCGGGAAGATAGCGAGTATAGAAAGGTGCATTTTTATACGGGATCAATCCCCAGATTAGGTCGCCTGTTTTGATATCTTCGAGCTTGATCCAACACCCCAAACATCGGGGGCGACGTTCGTATATTTGACTAGCTTTTTCATGCAATTCTTTCGTATGGTCGCTACTTTGACATTCAGCAAGCGAAAGGAGTTTTAATTGCGATCGCTCCCAGACGAGCCATTCATACTCAGCTATCCGAGCGACAAAAGCCTTAAGATCTATGCCTTCGGAAGCGAGCCTTGCCATGATTTCTTTCTTGGTACGAATCCCATTCCCTTCGAGCATCCAGTCAGAAAAGTCACAGATCCACTTAGCGGAGCGCATCAGCTTGACTTCACCCCTTTCCGTGCCAGTTAGTCTTTCAGGTCGTGACCTGCTATCATTTTTTCTGGGTTTGCGGGGTTTCTCTTCCTTTTTCTCAAGTATTAGAGTCAAAGATGGGGCATAAGCTGATTTCAAATCGTGTCCTCCTATAGTTAATTAATTGGTTTCGGTAAATTTTGGAAAACCCCAGATTCAAGTAATTCTGTAATTTGGGTTCTTTTTGCTCGGTTCTCTTCGGAGTTCCAATTGATTTCTGTTTGCCTCCAATCTTCCTTGCTCAATTCAGCTAGGCGATCGCAGTCTTCTGTGGATAGGGGAGTTCTTCGATTCCGAACAGGTTCAGCGCATTTGGCATAGCAACCAGTGGCTTTGCAGGGATAAACCCCATGCTCTAAAAAGTTGTATTCAGGGGCTTCGAGCCTGATTAGATTGCCAACAACGGTTCCCGTATCGTGGCAACAATGACACTTCCAATCGGGTTGCTTAAAAACAGTGCCATCGTTCTTAATAGGGCGGATAAAAGCGCGGGTTAAAGTTATCGTCATGGCTCACCCCCAGTTGCCTTTTTTTTGGTCGAATAAAAGAGGCTACCCTGATAGGTCTTTGTTGCTGCCTGATTGATTAGCTGAGAAGCTTCTCGCCAACCTGCGGCCCCTTGCATAACACTTTCTACTAGGGTTAGTTGTTTTTTAAATATTTCGATTCCTTCTGGGGAAAGAAACTGATGTAATTTTTTTCCAGAGCCATTAGCTTGTTGCCAAGCTTTAATCTCTGAATAGACACCACTAGGCAAATGGTCGTAAACCCACATTCTTGTCAAATCCCCCCAGAATTGGGGACGTAAATGCCCGCGAGCTTTCATATCAGTTAATCTTTCCATTTCTTGATAGAAATTTTTTGAGAAACGTGGCTCCCACTCGGCTGGCACTGGCATAACTAATAATTCAATAAGCTGTTGCCGCGTTGGTTTAATGGGTTCTTCCCAACCCATTAACTTTTGCCCGATTGTCCTTAAACCGATAGCTCCTATTGCTGAATCAGTATCTTGAGCAACCTCATTTCCTTTGTATGCATAATGTTTGATGATTGCGGCGGCTAATAAATCAGGGATTTGGTTACCACCCTCAAAGCCAGTCCCAGCAAAGGGTTGAAGGGTTTTTGATAGGATTTGGTTACCACCATCTTCTAGAGCTTTTAGCAGTTTAGTGATTGCAACGTGACTAACCCCAGACAAACGGGCAATCCCTCTTCGAGATACAAATACTTGCCCTGTTTTTTCATTCACACTAAATTCTTTAGCGATGGAGTCGTTAATAATTGATTGACTTTTTTCAAGATTTTCAGACATAATTTCCTTTGTATGCATAATGTTTGATGATTGCGGCGGCTAATAAATCAGGGATTTGCTTGTCCCCCTCAAAGCCAGTCCCAGCAAAGGGTTGAAGGGTTTTTGATAGGTTTTGCTTGTCCCCCTCAATCGCTTTTTGTTGGCTACCACCAAGGGCATCTTGACGGGATTGGCTTTGTATTTTGATTTGGTACAGTTTGATGAAGTCGCGTTTTTTGTAGGCAAAATCTTTCTCAGAGGCATTGTTTAAAGCACTCCACCCCCCAACCTCTCTCAAGACTTGTAAGGTATCTTCTTCTATGTCTGGATCAAAACGAGAATTGGTGGCAGACGCGATCACGTATTGTGGACAAAGTTCTTCGATTTTGTTCCATTCAGAGATAGCGATCTCTTCGTTATCTGCCTTTACTTTTCCGAGAATGATTGTCGCACTTGGAAAAAAAAGTTCTTCAGCAACGCATTCAGTTATAGCGATCTCACACTGTTTATCGGTCAATTTGTCACAAAGTTTGTTGTAGTAAATCATCATGATGTTTTCGCCACAGGAATGATTGAATCGCTCATTCAAAAGTTTCCACCCGTTAACAAAGGTTTGTACATTCAATTTAGTAACAAGGGGCATCGGGAAAATTCCTCCGTAAAATGTCTATCAGTCTTTGTGTTTCTATCTCATCTGGGGATGGCTGAGTTTCTTGAGCAACAAATTTTTCATGAAATTCTGTGAGTCGCCCATCTCGCACAATCGCCATAAAACCCAATCTTTTAGTACTCCACCAATCATCAGAAGCGCAGTACTTCAAAGCGTTAGAGACCGCAATAAGCGCGTTCTCTTGATTGCCACACTCTTTAATCGATTGCAAAATCTTCTTTTTTTGAACTTCGTTAACCGTGTACCACTCCGCCCACGCTTGAGGACGGTTTTCGTTGTAGGTCACTCGAAAAAGTTCATAATCAGCCGACTTAACCTTTGCTTTAGGAGCTATAGGCTCTTGATTTCCAAATCCTTTAGGATACGGTGATAAGTCCCCTTTCCCATTGGTTTCGATCGGTTCATCGGGATGGTCGCACTGTATTGGCCAATCTCCTTGCTCAGGTAAATCACTTGATGGGAGGTCGATCCCTTCCTCTGGTTCAATGTCCAGCCATTCTTCTTTGCTAGGATTTTCAAGTTGTTCAATAACTCGTATCCCGTCATCGGATTGGCCTCCTAGAGAATTTTCCAAAAGTGAATATAAAAAGTGGTTGGGTTTCATTCCTGCGATCGCAGCCTGCTCTTCAATCAAGTGCCATTCTTTAATAGGAATACGAACGGTTTTCGTTTGAGGTCTTTTTTCAAGGGGGTCTTCAATCATGTTGCGTACTTTCTCAGCAGTGATTTCATGGTCAGAAAATTTCATTAAAATATCTCGCCAGGTATCGGCTAAGGATTCCCAGCCGAGTTTGACAAGTTCAATGCAAACTGAAGGCGACTGAGGCAACCGCTCGAATCCTAGAGATATCAATTGAGATAACACCCTGGCGGCTCGAATCTTGGTATTAATCGCGGCCGAAGAACATCCCAAGGCAACCTCACAGAATTGTTGAAAACTCTTAAAGGTGCCTTTATAGGCCTTGAATAATTTGATTTTCCAAGACTTAATGGCGACTGCATACCAAGCAAATAAACCGTTTTGGATATCTTCGGTATGCTGGGGCAAGTCATCCATCCAGTCAAATTCCTGCCCAACCTCATCGACTTCTTGCGCGATCGCAAAAAGTCGGGCGGCAATCCCGCGATCGGGTTGTATGCCAGATTCCCATAGAGGACTGAGGGGATCTAAACAATGGCCTAAGTCAAGGGCAATTTCTTCTTGAGTAAGCGTTGTGGTATTCATGATTTCTAATCAATTAATTGTGGTAAACAGTTTCTTTGATTGCTTCAGTGCGGTGTCCATGCTCTTGCAAGATTGAGTTGACATTTTCTGGCAACTTATCCAAGGCGATGAGATAAAGACTCGCCATGTATGCAGAATCGAGCGTTTCTATTCCCGACGCATTAATCTCGTAGCGCAAGGCGCGACCGTCTGGTTTAAACCGTACCCTGACAGTAATTTCGGGATATTCGGCAGAGTAAGATTTTTTCTTTTTAAAGAGCCTTTTGATAAATTTCATCGGAATAATGGGGGTCTAATTTTAGTTCGGTCACTGCCTTAGCCGCGGACTCCTGCCGAATGCTAAAGGAAATGGCATCATTCATTGCGGCATTACGAATAAATTCAGCAGGAGGCCTGCCATAAAAATCTGCTGCCTTGTCTATCAAGGCTTTTTCGTTTTGACTGAATCGCAGGCTTATTATCAGTTCGCGAACTGGTCTTTTTCGTTTCATAGTACTAATTATGTGTTTTCCAAAATATCCTTTTAGTATTCTACGGAAAACAATCCAAAAATGCAAGGGGAAATATTAATGTTTTAAAATAGATATTTATGTAGAATACAAAAGACAGGAAAATGAAGATTCCCCAAGTCACCAAAGAAGGCAGATTAAAGCTAGGAAGCGTTCTTAAGCGATATAGAGAGGAGCAAGGTTGGACAATTGACGAATTGGTGCAATTTGTCGATACTCGTACTGGCATGAAAATCTCTAAATCTGCTATCAGTAATTTAGAGCGCGGTAATACCGTCCCTAACTGGGATACGCTCTCAATTTTGGCTTGTTCTGGTTATTTGCCCTACAGTGCAAACGAGCTTATGGACATCGCGACGGAAGGAGTAGTGTTTAAAGATATTGATATAAAACTTTTTAATGCTGAGGATGTGATTTTGGCTTTAAAGGCCTTGCCTAAATCAGACAAGGTTAAGGTAGCTCAATTTTTACTCGAAGCGATCGCGGTTTAAAGAACTGAAAAAGGCTAATCCCATGACTCATCAAGGTTTCATGGGATTTTTTTGTCTGACTCAAAAATGAGAATGATTCTCAAACGGCAAAAATTGTTGTCAAAAGTGGTTAAAATTTGCACCAGTTTTTGGAAATGAAAAGTCAAAAATGGAAAAAATTTTTGTCACTTTTTCAAAAACGGTTGCAATCGTCTGCTTTTCTGCAAAGTCAAAAGTGGTTAAAATTTGCACCAGTTTTTCAAAATGAAAAGTCAAAAATGGAAAAAATTTTTGTCACTTTTTCAAAAACGGTTGCATAAAGATCTTTATTTATATAGAACCAATGTTTAAAAATGATCTTGACCTTGACCTTGATCTAAGGCCTAGATCTTGATCTTGATCTAACTAACTTTGTTAAAAGATCCTTTCTTGGTAAATTCTTTTAAAAGTTTTGATCCAGAAGATTAGACCAACATGCAACCATTTCACTTCATTGAGAGAGTCAAAAGTGGAAAAGATCATTTGCCATTTTCAACTTTTCAAGCTTTGTGCGGTATATTTATACAAAGCTCGAAAATGCCTCAATTCCACCATGATTCAAGCCCCTCCCTTGCATTTCCCTTATTTAGACGATGAACTCCCTATTCATCCATATTCTTTGATATTCCCTGCAATTCCTGACCATGGGATTGAATTGCTCGCAGAATCAATAGAATCCAATGGTCAACTCTACCCTGTCGTTTTATATCAAGATGCGATATTAGACGGTAAAAACCGATATAAAGCTATATCGCTGATAAATTGCCGAAGAACTATGAACAAACAGCGATTGTTAAGTCTAAAGTACGGAAGGTTTATGTACGGAGAATCTGGCTCAAATATTGACTTACTCGCTCTCAAATTTGTCGAGGCCACTAATCTCTACCGTCGCAATCTCACCCCACCCCACCAAGACGCGATCGCATCCTTTGCTCAAAAATTCTTAGACGCGATCGCCCAAAAAGAAAGAAATCTCTGCTCAACATCAAATCGGTAGAAAATAATGAACCTAGATACCATTCAGTCTCTTAAAGCCCATTTCCCCCCCGAATCTCACAAGGAAAGGGAATTGCCAGGTGGTAAACGTTGGACATATATCCCATGGCAACAAGTCCGAGAAAGGTTAGACCAAGCCTGTCCAGATTGGACGTGTGAGTACAGTGATCCCATCAGACTGCCCGATGGGGAAACAGTCATTCGTTGCAAGCTCACTATTGAGGACTGTACTCGTGAAGGTATGGGGGTTAGTCCACCCATCGCTCTCAACGATTCAGGCAGGCGAAAAGGTATCGGCTCACCTGTTGAGGTGGCCGTTGCCGATGCCTTTAAGAACGCTGCCGAACAATTCGGAGTAGGTGCATACCTTGACGATCAAAAAGAATTAATCCGTTATTTAAAATCTCAGACTAAACCTGCTCTTGATGTTGATGCTTGCATTCGGTATGCTGAGTCAAAAGGGCTGACCTTTGAACGCGCTGAAGAAATTATTTTAGAGTGCGATCGCGATCGTGAAACAATTTTTGCAATGATTAAAAAAGAAAGCTCAAAATGATCTGAAAAAGCTAAAAGGGGTTTTCAATGGATGAAAGGATATTAGAGCAATACCAATCTATCCGCCAAAATTGGGGACAAGAGTCGGCCGATAGATATTTATCTCGCTATCGACAATCAAACGACCTTCAACCCATGCGAGAGAAAAGACCTACTAATACAGTATGGCAGCATAAACGTTTCACCCCATTAGAGGCGGCCACTATTGCTATGCTCAAAGATAGCGGGGAATCTTGCCGAGGGTTGGGTCAACAATGGGCCTGTTCTCAAGGCACAATCTCCGCCGTATCCAGAAGGCGGGGTGCGTACAAGCAACGAAATGATTCTGTTTTTGATTATTGATGCTTGCATATCAATAAAAGGTACTTCCCAGCCAAAAGCAATGCGAATTACA